TTATCTGCTTAGCGGAAAACTTTACTGCGGTAGTTGCGGAGAAAAAATGGTCGGAATCTCCGGAACGTCTAAAAGAAACAATCTCTACTATTATTATGCCTGTGACGGAAAACTAAAAAAGAAAGGATGCCTTAGAAAAAATATCCGGGCCGATGTCTTAGAAAAAATTGTCGTGGAACAAACGACAAAAATACTATCTAATGATGAAGCATTAAAGGCCATTGCCGCCCAAGCGGTAGATATACAAGAACTCCGGAAAGAATCACTTAACGTACAATCGTTAAAAAATCAGATTAAGGATATAGAAAAAAAGCTGAAAAATTGTATTGACGCCGTAGAGAACGGCCTTGCTTCCGAAAGTATAGGAAATCGTATTGAAGAATACGAACACACCCTAAAAAGGTTAAAATTTGCGCTTTCACAGGAATTGTTAAATGGTGGAGTACAAAAATTAACAAAAAACCGTATAGAATATTTCTTTATGGCTGTTCGTGAAAAAGTAAAAACAGCGGACCGGTACAAAAGCATATTGCTTTCTTCCCTAATCCGCTGCGTGATTCTCTATGATGATTATATAGAGATTCAATATAACTACAGATCCGAACTCCCACTTTTGGAAAATCCAGTGCGGGTTAAGTGTTCGAATACGCACTCTCTGGTGGATCATCAGGGGTTCGAACCCCGGACACCCTGATTAAGAGTCAGGTGCTCTACCAACTGAGCTAATGATCCGTCAACGAAAAACATTATATCATCACGATTATATCCTGTCAAACGCTTTTCTTCAAGTATTCCGGCATTATCCGAAATTGTAAAACAATCATCAATAGTGGATTCCATACTTCTTTTTCAGTTCACCAACATCTCCGCGCATATCACGGCTGCACTCATTCAGCACCATTTTTTAATGAGTACCTTTACGCTTTATAACCAGCATCCTTTTAGCACTTGCCATCCTATAAACATGCGCTAATTCCCGTTTATAAGCACTCATCAATTCTTCCGATATTCCCCCTCCAAATGAGTTCTTGCGGCAGCATCAAAAGAAATATTTTTCGATCCATTCTGTGCCTCCCTTCCGTATTACATCATATTTCCTTTTCAATCAAACTGTTCAATTTTAGTGCCACGCAATTGAGCAAACTCAGCGAATATGCTATAATGTCTTTCGTCAGGCGCCTATAGCTCAGGGGATAGAGCACTGGTCTCCGGAACCAGGTGCGAGGGTTCGAATCCCTCTAGGCGCTCCATTTATTTTAAAACATTCTCGTTATAATCATAAAGTTGCACAAAACGCTAAATGTCGGCATATAGCACATAAAGAAGGTCGTAAATTAATAATGCGCCTTCTTTTTTATTTCATCAATCAGTATTTATAATCATTTTTCATCAATAAATATCCGTGGAATCCGTCTTAGCCCACAAAGAATTTCATAATGAATTGTACCGGCCAGTTCTGCCAGCTCATCCACTTTAATTTCTTCCTCCCCCTGTTTTCCGATAAGAACGACTTCATCACCAGGCATTACGGTATCATCAACAGCCGCCATAAGCTGATCCATACAGATACGCCCCACGATAGGACAGCGTTTCTCTCCAATAAGAACTGCGCCTTTATTAGAAAGTGCACGGGGATATCCGTCTGCATATCCGATAGGAATCGTAGCGATTCTCATATCCTTTCCTGCTGTATATGTAGCACCATACCCTACGGTTTCTCCCTTATGCACCACCTGCACATGGGTAATATGGCTTACTACAGTCATCATATACTTTAAATCCAGATAATTCAGCATCGTATTTGAGGGAGAAGGCCCGTACTGGATAATCCCCGGGCGCACCAGATTGTACCAGCTTTCAGGAATATCCACGACCCCTGCGCTGCTTGCTGCGGAAATAACCAAATTCTCCAATGACGGCATAACGGAAAGGGCCTCTTCAAATTCTGCCAGTTGTTTATACGCTTTACTCTTATTTTTTGCATCAGCTGTTGCCAAGTGGGTAAACAACCCATGAATATGCAGGTGGGGATATTTTTTTAATTTTTCCAGAAAGGCAGGTAAATCTTTTGCATGTGTACCGATTCGATTCATTCCCGTATCAATAGGAAGCATCACTTCCACCATTTTTTTTAAAGTGGACGCGGCTGTCTCCAACGCTTCCAAATTAGTCGTATCATCAACAGGAAGAATAAGTTCTTCATTAACACCCACGGACATTTCTTCCGGAAGCGGCAGTCCAAGGACATAAACCGGACAATCAAAACCGGATGCCCTAACAACACGGCCTTCTTCCACTCGGGCTACCGCAGCACCGACGCAGCCTTCCTCTAAAGCTGCACGCAGGCACTCTACCGCCCCATGTCCATAAGCATTTGCTTTGATTACAGCAAGCGCCGGTACATTTTTTAAATGGCTGCGGATAACCTGCAGATTGTGACGAAACGCTCTTAAATCAATTTCCATGTATGATACCGGCATGTGTCTCCCTCCTTTTTAATAAGTTCTTTTTATTTTAATGCAACAACTGTAAAAAGTAAAAACATTTACAAAATAAAACTGATAGGGATATTTCCCTGCCAACAGATTCAATCCAAAAGAAATTGTTCAAACACATAATTTCCAAGTGCCGCCCCTTTATAGGTCATTTGAATGTTCCCATTATTCAGGAAAATCATCTTTTCTTTCACCAGCTTTTTCACCACACTGCCATAAACTTCCATTATTTCTTTCCCATACCGCTGATAAAATTCCCTGCCATTGATGCCTTCTTTCATACGAAGTCCAAGAAATGCAAATTCTTCCATTTCTTCTTTTGGGGAAAGAGAAATTTTTTCTTCCACAGGCTCGTCTGCCACCAACCGCTCTTCATACAGCCTTAAGTTAGAAATATTTTCCCACCGTTCATGCCCAATGCGGGAACAGGCAGAGGGCCCCAACCCTAAATAGTCTTCTAATTTCCAATACTTCCTGTTATGGACAGATTGAAACCCTGTCCGCGCAAAACTGGAAATTTCATACCGCTCAAATCCGTAATGAGGAAGTATCCGACACATCGCCTGATACATTGCCCAACTGTCATTTTCTGACGGACGCGCCAGAATACCGCGCGACGCCATTTGGGAAAATCTCGTTCCTTCCTCCAAAATCAAACTATATACCGACATATGAGTAACCGGCAAGTGAACAGCATACTTTAATGTCTTTTCAAAATCATCCACTGTCTGCCCGGGAAGTTCGCACATCAAATCAATACTGATATTTCTAAAACCGAGTTTGAATGCCCGATTGACAGCTTTCTCTGCCTCAGCAGCCGTATGGCGGCGCCCAATTTTTACAAGAAGTTCATCACGATTAGTCTGTACCCCCACAGAAATACGATTGACCCCCTGTACCAAAGCATTTTTTAAATATGATTCCGTCATATCGCAAGGATTCATTTCCATCGTAATTTCTGCATTCTCATAGATATGAAAATATCGGTGCAATGCTTCTATAATGCTTTTTAATTGATTTCCGGACAACACGGAGGGTGTCCCTCCGCCTAAATAAACCGTATCACAAAGTTTATCCTCAAAAAGTTTGCTTTTATTTTCCATTTCCTGCGCCAATGCATTAAGGAAACTATCTGTCAATTTACTGCCTACAGAATAAAAGCCGCAATAATGACAGCGGCTTCGGCAGAATGGAATATGTAAGTAAAGGCCAAGCGTTTTGGAATCAGTCATCTTTTAATACCGCCATGAAGGCTTCCTGGGGAATTTCTACGCTTCCCACCTGTTTCATACGCTTTTTCCCCGCCTTCTGTTTTTCCAGAAGCTTTTTCTTCCGGCTTACGTCACCGCCATAGCATTTGGCGAGGACATCTTTTTTATAAGCTTTAATCGTTTCTCTTGCAATAATCTTACTTCCTACCGCTGCCTGGATCGGCACCTCAAACTGCTGGCGCGGAATAATGTCTTTCAAGCGGAGCGCCAATACTCTGCCACGGGATGCTGCATTGCTCTTGTGGACAATAATAGACAACGCGTCAATAAGATCCCCGTTCAGTAGAATGTCCAGTTTAACGGCATCTGTTTTTTGGTAACCCGAAATCTGGTAGTCCAAAGAAGCGTATCCCTTCGTTGCCGACTTCAACTTATCAAAGAAATCAAAAATAATTTCCGCCAACGGAATTTTATAAGATAAATCCACACGTGTTTCATCCAGATAAGTCATCGTCTGAAATTCACCACGACGATTTTGCACCAATTCCATTACATTACCCACCATGTCAGAAGGCACAAGTATTTCTACCTTGGCAATCGGTTCTTCTATATGCTCAATTTTTGTCATAGGCGGCAATTCCGCCGGATTATCCACGGCTATCATCTCCCCGTCTGTCTTGAATACATGATAGATAACCGACGGTGCCGTTGTAATCAATTTCAAATTATATTCCCGTTCCAGACGTTCCTGGATAACATCCATATGGAGCAGCCCGAGGAAACCGCAACGAAATCCGAAACCAAGTGCCTGTGACGTCTCCGGCACATATTCAAGCGCTGCATCATTGAGCTGCAACTTTTCCAATGCCATCTTCAGCTGATCATAATCTTTACTTTCAATAGGATAGAGGCCGCAGAAAACCATAGGCAGCGCCTTACGGTATCCGGGAAGAGGTTCTTTGGCACCATTTCCAGCGGATGTAATTGTGTCACCTACTGCACAGTCTCCTACATTTTTTATGCTCGCTGCTACATATCCCACAGATCCACAGGTCAAAGCAGCAGTAACTTTGGGAAGAGGCGTAAAGTATCCTACTTCTGTAACCGTATACACTTTCCCTGAAGACATCATCTTTATCTCCATACCTGGCCGGATCTCCCCATCCATAATACGGACATAAGCAATAGCACCTTTGTAAGGGTCGAAGATGGAATCAAAAATCAGACAGCGGAGCGGTTTATCGGAACGATCTTCCGGCGGCGGAACTAATTCCACAATCCGCTCCAGCACATTCTCTACATTAAGACCGGTTTTAGCACTTACCGGAACCGCTTCTGACATATCCAGCCCGATAACATTTTCCACTTCTTTCTTTACCCGTTCCACATCGGCACTGGGTAAATCAATTTTATTAACAACCGGGATAATTTCCAAATTATTATCAAGCGCCAGATATACATTGGCCAAAGTCTGCGCCTGTACGCCCTGTGTCGCATCAATGATAAGAATGGCTCCCTCACAGGCAGAAAGGCTTCGAGACACTTCATAGTTGAAGTCTACATGCCCCGGAGTATCAATGAGATTCAGCTCATACATTTCTCCATTTTTATATTTGTACATTAAACGGGCAGACTGCTCTTTAATCGTGATACCTCTTTCCCGTTCCAGTTCCATTGTATCCAGTATCTGCGCTTCCATATCGCGCTTCTGCACGGTTCCCGTCATCTCAATAAGACGGTCCGCCAGTGTAGACTTGCCGTGATCAATGTGGGCAATAATAGAAAAATTCCTGATATGGTTCGTATCCATAGTCTCTCCTGCATGGTTATTTATCGACAATTATTCGTATTTCATTCAGTACACATTATAGCAGAACCTCAAAGCGGGGAAAACTAATTTCCATGCCATTTTCTCATGACCGGCATAAGAATAGCAAGTAAAACCATAATGATCCCTGTTCCTTCAAACAAACCGAACGTCGTTCCAAAAAGGAAATAGGATGCGATGACAGAAACGGCCGGTTCCACGGTCGCGGTCACTGATGTCTGCTCTTCAGTCAACCAGGCAAGTCCGGCATTATAGCAAATGAAAGCGATAACCGTACCGCAAATAATAATCATGAATATATCAAAAAGTACATCATCATGAAAAAACGTGCCTAAATCAGTAACAGGATCAGCCATATACCCCATTATACCGCCGAAAAGCATGCCGAACATAAGAAGAAATGAATTATCCAGTGTCATCATCAATTGTTTTGGATAAATGGAACAAAAAGCATAAAATACGGCGGACAAAACACTGTAATAGATACATTCCGCAGGAACAGACAATGTCCGGGGATCTCCCCCTGTCGCCAGAAGAAATACACCTCCTACCGCCAGCACTACAGCAAACATGTCACCCATCCCCGGTACCTTTTTTCTTCGCAGAGCCACCCAGCAGATAACAAGTGCGGGGCATATATACTGAATCACCGTAGCCACAGCCGCGTTTCCCGCACCAATTCCCGCAAAATAAGTATGCTGCATAAGCATGAGCCCCAGACCGTAAAAAATAAGTTTGATCCATAATGTAGGATATTCCTTAAGTATCCGCATAGACCGCCCCAAGGTTCCCCGCATAAAAGCAATCACGAAAATAATAAGTGCCGTAGAAATCATACGGAAAACAGTCAGGTCCATAGCGGTATGATCATTATGTGCAAGAAAATGCTGGGCCGCAAGCCCGCTTCCCGCCCACATGGTTCCGGCAATTACCACTAAAAAAACTGCAAAGGATTTCATAGCGTCTCCTTGCGTATCAAACATACACGCACAAACTTATTTTTAAATTTATTCTTTAATTTTAACAAAAAACTGTTCCCCTGCAAGGATGTCAAGAAAACAGTTTCGGGTTATAGGACAGAACGTGTTGATGGCTGATCCCAAAAACAAGCAGGAAATGAATCGGATTTACATGATTCCGACCACACAATAGCATCTCCCCATGTGAAAATGGAATCCTCTAATTTGGCTCATTCATCCATGGCTTTATACAGTTTAGAAATACTTCTTTTAAAAAAATAACCCTATAACCTTCAAATAACCTTCAAAAGATGTTCTCCGCCTATCCCGGTAACCCGTCCGTATAGGAAGCCCCGGCATATGAAAAAAGACACCTACATTTGTAAGTGTCTTTTCCTTTATCAGCAGCTTCCTATCCTCCCGGGCCGCTTCC